ATTGTGCTGCATAAGGTACTTAATAAGTTTAACATCCCTTTCCTCTATCTCTTCTTTTTGAGACCCAAACGATACGCGGGCAGCGTTCACGATGCTGAGATCGTCACCCATATGAGAGATATACTCTACTGAACCTATGTCATCTCCAAACAAATCAACCTTCATTAAATCCTCGCAGTATACCTACTACATAGTTTTCCAGAACTGTATAGTAAGATTTATCCTTCACTACAATCTCCTCTATCATGCTCCTATCGACGATAATTGTTTTTGCTGCTGTGTGTCCTCGCATCTTTTGAATCGGTGCTGAGCAGTCTGCTGCGATGTCTAAAACAGTTGCAGTAATATATCTGTCTTCTTCTGGTTCAAAGTCTTCTGGTAAGATTACTCCGGAGGGTGTCTCATTTCCCTTGACATGTGGAATGATCGTTAAGTGCCGGTTGACCGGTCGTAATACTGGCGAAAGATTAGACATTGATATTCCTCACTGTTCTCTTGAGTCTGTTAAAGTACTCAGTCAATTGCTCCATGTCTGTGTCTGACTTGACCAGCCTGTAAGCCTTTACTGCCAGTCTCATCTCTTCCTTAGATAACCAACGATTTTCGTCATATGATTCTCGCAAGTCGCGGCGTTGCTCTTTATAGGGCTCCATCGCTTCCTCAATTGCTGCGAACTCTCTCACGTAGTTTGAGAGATGTTCTTCTGTTGTTAATAATTTGTCGTCTTGATTGTTAGAACTCATGGTTTCTCCTTTAGTTGTTCTTTTATAAGATTATCCTATTATAACCGAATTGTCAAGGGTTTTTATACAAATTTTACCTCGCAGGCTCCGGCCGCACAAGCCACCTCGCCCTTGAGGTCGGTATTGTCTTCTTCCTCTGTGACCTTCGTGAGGTCTACTGCTGTTAGAGACTTCATCATTGCCTCGTAGGTTTCCTTGGAGCAGTCTTCAAATGGAGCCTGAGTATACGTACCTCCATCATAAGGCAAAACAGATAAACCATTGTAACTACTGCGGTTTTCCCACATCCACTCTCCAACATCTGCCCACTCGGCTTCCTTAATGGATATTGTTGCAGAAATATTGTGAGTATTCTGCCCCTTTCGAAAGCCGGGTTTTACCCATTCGTCTGTTACCAGCTTTACTCTCTTGAGCAATTGTAGTGCCGACTCTGTTCTCATGATGGAGCCTTCTGGTGCCTTCTGAGGAATAGAAATTACTGCTGTGGTATGTGGACTAAAATATTCATCCTCTACAAGCTCTGGATGGTTATTCACCAAATATGAGTAAATTGGCTCGTTCTTTCCCACTCTTAGTCTCCGGATATAGTACTCGTTATGCCAAGCGTGAATACCAGAGCTGGTACCCAAGGTCAGGCTAGTCGTGCCGGCTGGCTTTACACAAGTTGTTCTTGCTGCCTCATTTATGCCAATAAGCTTTGCAACTCGAGCGTTTTCTTGCTTTACCGTTTTGGCTGCAGCTGCCATATCAAGCTGTAAGACAGCGTTTGAAGCAATGCCTGTCATAGAAACGCCAATAAGGGCATCCTTCTCTGTTGTTCTTCTCCAAACATCGCGAAGATAGTGGAAGTCAGTGTAGCTAGCTTGGAGTGTGCCAATGAAAGAGCCGGTGCGAACTCTTTCCTCTAAGTCTTCCTGGCTCTCAACATTCGAGACGTTTACCTCTGTGAGGTTGCAGAATTGATAAGGTCTAAGTCCGATTTCGCAACAAGGATTTGTGCCCCAGTCCTTATCGTTAGAAAAGTAAAACCCGGGTTCGCCTGCCCCTGAAGCCTTAACCCTGTCCCAAAGGTCCATAAAATATTCTTTATCAATCTTGTGGCGGAGCAGAACGACCGAGTTGTTTGCACGTCCTCTTTGAGGGTTTGTTTCCCACCAGTTTCCGGTCTTTGCTGAAATCATCTCCTGGTCGTCGGCTGAGAACAAAGAAATAAGCGCAGCCCTTCTAATACCCCCTGCTAACACCGCATCTGCAATGTGGCAAATCATGTCGTGCACTTCGATAGAAGATAATTTATCGCCATTCTCTTTTTCCGAGAGCATACCCTCTAATTTAACGAGGCATTCCCTTAGAGGTTGAGGTCCTGGTGCTTTGCCACCACTGGTGATTAGCGCTGCCCCTTTTGGGCGGATATCGGAGAAGTCAAACCTAAGCTTTGAGCCCCCTTGGAAGTAACTCCTTGTTAGTGCCTTAATAGCGTCGGCCCATCCCTCGATGGAGTCGTTGACTAGGAACCTGCGAGTACGTTTAGAGTTTGGCTTAGTAATTTCCGGAAGTTTCTCGATATGATGAGTCTGGACGCTATAGCCTACGCCAGTACCGCCCAAAAGCAGAAACATCGCTTCACCAAATGTCCTCCAGTCGTCAATAGGCATAAAAGCACAATTAAAGATGCGATTTGGAGCAACCTCAATAGGCTTTCCACCAAATTGCATGGAGCGCATGGATGGAAGCACCTTCTTATCATAAACAAGCTTATACGCCTTCCTAATCTGAAGCTCAAGCTCTGGAAACTTCTTAAGATGCATATTCATGTTGCGAGTAACCAACTCTTCCCACGTTTCGCGGCGTTGGTGGTCCTCAATATATCTGGCATACTTCATATGCACAGTTATTTCTGATAAGATTTTATTTGATAGCTCCATGTTCACTTACTCCTTTTGTTCCTTCTTAAAATTTGCGTACTTTTGCTTTAAATTGTCTAGCCTCTCTCTTGAGGACTTTTCCATTATATCACTAATTGACTCATTTGTTTGATTTAAAACCTTAATCTTTACATTACTGGTATCCATAAACAGAGGAAATATAAGCCCGTCGGGTCCATTCCTGTTCTTCGCTAAAAAAATGCGACCTGTGTTAGTGTTTTTATCCTCAACAGTCCTTGAGACCGTAAAGATAAAATCTGCGACGAAGCATTTGTTGAACGCTTCGGAGATGGATTCCATTGTAATGACTTCAGCATTTAAACCCGATCTATTAGTCTGAGATGCTGTCCAGACCGGACACTCGCTCTCCTGAGCTAAGCCTCTCAGCTCCTCATAAATAGTTTCTAATTGGTGTCTTTTCTCGTCTCTTCCGGAAGATTCTGGCTTTATTAAGTCACCATAATCAATGATTATCATATCTGGAATAAAGTCCCTTCTTCGTAACTTATCGATATGATTCTTGATTGTCTGTATCGTTGCAGACCTCGTTGGGTATTCTTTTACAATCAATTTTCCTGTTAAATCTTTAATCTCGTCGTATATCTTTTCTTTGAATACTGCCAGGTTCTTTAGCTCGACGCCAGTGATGGCAGAATCATACCTTCCAGCTACTATTGTATCTGCCAACTCTAGGGTGTAATGCAATACGTTCTTGCCCTGCTGTAGTGCTGCAGCGCCGAGATGAACCAAGACCATAGACTTACCAGCGCCAGTAGGCGCCACTACGACCCCTAACTCACCTTTACCCAAGCCACCCTTCGCTATGTCATCAATCTGCTTCCAGCCGGTCGATACGGGGTTTCTAGCCTTTAGCTCAAACCTCTTTTCAAAATCTGCAAGATACTCATACCCGAATGAGTTGTCTGAGCCCAACTTAAGTGCTCCGTCGATGACTTTCGAAACTTCGTCAAATGAAGAGTTCTTGATGAGGTCTACTGACTTAATCAACGCTTCTTTGAGTTTTTGCTTCTTGCAAAAGTCTAAAGCAGTGTCTTTGATATATTCTGATGAGTTAGGGATTTCACCCTTTGCCAAAACTCTAGCATAATACTCTCTAATTCGCACTTTGACAGAATCAGGCTCCCCATCCAGACCTGTTCGTATAATGGAGTGCATAATGTTAGATGTAGGATGGACCCCGTACTTCTTCCGATACTTTGCAATCTTATCAATGAATACTCGCAGATGTTTAAGCTCCAGAAAATTGAGGTCTAATACCTCAAACATCTGGTCTGCAAATGGTCGGTCATTCAAGACGAGATGACAAAGATCCTCCTGAAATGACTTTCCGAATTTTGAAAAACTAACTGCTTGTTCCATGTTGTTCCTTACTTATTACTTATATACTATAGCACGCTTTCTTAAGAAAAGGAAGTGATAATATCATTAAATTTCTGTTCTAAATCTTGCATATTTACTGTCAATACGCCGTCCTGTATCATCAGTTTTCTCATCTCTGTTTGGTTATAGTGTGGAGCATATTCCTCAAAGGTCTCGTCAATCTTGTTTTTACTCTGTGGTGATAAACATGGAGATGAGAGCTGCATGATGTTGTAGTTCTCTTCGATAAGCCTCTCTGACTCAAGCACGTTGGTATACAACTTAAGTTTGTTTTCTTTCTTCTCGCACTCATGAATAATATCCGCAATAAAATAGTCTTTCTCCTCTTTCAAGAAGGAGAAGCGCTTCGCGACTGTGCCTAGACCAACACGAGGCACACCAGGGAGGTTATCACTAGGGTCTCCTGCCATGGCTCTAGCAAGAGCAAAATTCGTTGGGTGGATACCAAATTTCTCTATCACCATATTAGTATTAAGCACTTCTTTCTGGATAGGACGAAAGAGAAGTGTCTTATCATCTAAAAGCTGAATAAAGTCTTTGTCGGCAGAGACAATGACCTTTTGCCAGTCTGAAAACATTGATGTGTTCTTCACATATGAAATAACATCGTCAGCTTCCACTTCTGGTTCCATGAATTGAATAATTGGTGTTTCGTTCAAATATTCTATTACTCTTAGCTGCTGCCATAGCTTATTGTTGTCTGTATCTTGGGCTGTCATCTCATCTGACTTCCAGTTTACCCTTAGCGGCTTTCTTCCTGCCTTGTAGTTTTTATTCATCGAGCGCCTCTTCTTTGAGCCGCCTTTGCCGTCCCAGACAACCACAATCATGTCAGGAGCGATTTCTCGAGTCATCTTGTTCATTATGTTGATGAATGTTCTCATACCGCCAATTGGTTGCCCATTGGGGTTCTTACTTGGGTCGACGATGTATCCCCGTAGGAACTGATTGAATGCGTCGACAATCATTACTCTCTTCATTATTTTCTCCATTAAAAAAGCCCGCCTGAAGAGGCGGGCTTTGTGTTTAGCTATCTGACTTGCCGGCAGGGTCATCCGTGTCGTAGAAGTCGTCAGCTTTGCCTTCTCTATTCTTGAACTTCATAATAACATCTTCGTCAATGATTGTCAAGACACTTTCTCTGAATTTTTCATCCTGAAGTTTGTCCACCCACTGCTTACGCTGGAACTTCACTTCAGAACCATCGTTTTGAGCTAGGGTATACCACGCTCCAGATTGTGAAAGCCTTTCAGAGACCTGGATGGCATCAAACCAACTTTCTTCATCCTGAACACCAATACTTTCGTCTCCCCATAGGATTTTAAAGTTGCATGTTCTTCCTGCTGTCCCGAAACGAGACTTCTCAAGCTTTACCTTAACCTCAGAACCGATGCGATATCCGTTCTCGTCTACAATAAAGCTAGCCTTTGCCTTCCTAGCAGTTAGCCAAACTCTGAGGGAATAGGCATATGACATTGCCTTGCCCCCTGGTGTAAAGTAAGGAGTTGTCATTGCTTCTGCTGGTGTTCTCGCTGCCATATTAGTCTTCAATTGATTGAGGACTAGCAGCGTTGCATTAGCGTCAGCGATGGGTATGGTTAGTTTAGCCATACCCTTCGACAAAATCCTAGGCTTTACAGCCATCGATGACTGGGGATTGAAATCACCCTGAACATCTGAGATAGAAGGTGTCAGGGCCAGGCTGTCCCAAATGAATAACCACTTGTTCCCTGTCCCCAACAATTCTTCTATTGTTTCCAGAACAAACTCGACTGATTCAGCCTGAACGTACATTAGACGTTCTAGGTCGCAGCCGGCTCGTTCTAGAAAACTTGGGTCAAGGGCAGACTCGGAATCAAAGTAAACCACGTCAATGCCCATCTTTTGAGCATTTCCAGCTACTTGTGCAGCCATAAATGATTTACCCGTCGCCTCTAAGCCTGCAATTTCAGAAATCTTGCCGACTGGTATGCCGGCTAGCTTTCCTTTACAGACAATTGAGTCTAGCCATCTTGACCCAGTAGGAATCCACTCATTCACTTCGGTTGGGTTGTTATCTTGCAGTGAATGAGCGACTTCTCTACCAGCCTTTTTGTTGATAATACTGCGAACGGCAGCAATATCGAGTGAGCCCTTCTTGAGCTTTGTTACTTTAGGCATATTTTATTCCTTTATAATTAAAATTTCCGAGTTTTTTGACTTCATCTTGATCTTTTTTTCAGGGTCCTTCTCCCTCTCTTTTCTTTCCTCTTTAGAGTATATATTTGACATCCCATATGCCCATGTAAAATCTTCACTGTCTATGATTCTGTATTTGTCATACATTTTTTTAATTTTATCACAATCGTTATATGACAAAACCCAAGACGGGTGATCTTCTAAGACATCCCTAAGAGCATTGTGATCAAATCCTTTATGCATGTTACCCTTATTACCATAAAGGTTGTCACTGCCTTTATCAAGGAAATACGGAGGATCACAGTACATAAATATATCGTGGTTCTTAGGTATAGACTCTGTGAAGCACTCACTCTCTACGGTCAAATTTGGTGCAGAAAAATCTCTCAATCGATCGATACTGGAATCAGTAAAGCGCGTATAAGATGCTTTTTTTGAATATCCACCTGAAAGGGTTTCTCCCGAAAAAGATGACCGGTTCAATGCGTAAAAAATCGCTGCATTTCTTACCGAATAAGTTTTCGCACTTCGAAGTTCCTTTCGAAGGCTCTTAAAGACTTCTTTCCAGAGTCCTCTGACATGAGTTGATTCTTTTTTTGTTTTGTGTACAAAATCATCATGATAAAGCCTAAATGCGTCGGCAGTGTATACCAATTCCTTCTTCTCTTCCAAGAGAGCCTTCCAGAACCAGCACACTGGGGAAAACAAGTCATACCCCTTAACTGAGATCCCTTTCCATGGATTCTTTTCGCCCTTATTAAAGCCGATTTCCTCGGCGCTCATAAGAGCAATCTCTAGCGAGCCGCCGCCAAAAAATGGTGAACACAATTTATCTATACCTTTTGGTAGGTATTGTTGTATTTGCTTAACTGCTCGAGTCTTGCCACCAGGATATCTCAGCAAGGAGTACGTTGTCATGACTACTATCCTACGAATTCAATAAATCGTTAAAAGCTGATTCAACTGCGCTGGCTGAGCCAACTGTTGAGTTGTTGCCATACTTCTCAACTTCTGAATTCCCTGTGTCCGTTGAGAGAAACTGGTCCAGAACAGACTGTACTTCCTCTGTGCTCTTGCGCTCAAAGAGTGTGTCAAAGTCTGGGATAGTCTCTAGCAACTCTGCGCATCGTTCATCTCCGCCTACAGCATCATCACAAAGGATTGTCTTGCGAGGGCGAGGTCGGATATCTGTCCGAGGAAAGGATGCACCTGGTAGCTTACCGTACATAAGCTTCAAGTCATTACCGTTCTCTGGGTCTGTGATATCGCCATAATCAGGGTCTAAAACGATTGTCAATAGCTTCTCATAAGCCATCTTCCCGTAACCCCAAATACGAATACCTTGGTCTTCCTCTCCTCTGACGAGGACTGGTGAAAAGAAACGCTGCTTTGCAAAGAGGTCCTTTGCTTGCTTCTTACTCTCTTCCGTACCCTCATTCCAGAGTTTGTTGCCAAAGTCACAGACTGGGCAGCTGTCTCCAAAGTTTCGCTTAGGGCAAAGAAACCCTGCGGTTCCTACATTATAGTGAAAGTAACGCTCCTTGAAAGGGTCGCCATCTGCTGTTGAGACAATACGAACATTATTCTCTCCGTCTTCAGGTCGCCAAAACTGATTTTTGCTCCCATCACCTTTTCCGTTTAGTTTATCTAACTTCGCTTTCATTGCGTCTAAATTAAGTGCCATGTTGTATTACCTCCTATGGTATATTGTTTTTTTTGCACGATTGGCTATAGCAGGTC